TCGAGGGACAACGGAACCAAGACTGGCTTAGCATGATTACGGCGCCCGTCAGCACTAGGCATTATTCAATAAAGTATGACAAGACACGTGTCATCAAGTCGCAGAACAACGCAGGGTTGACCCACAATTATAAGTTGTGGCACCCAATGCGCAGCAACATCCAATACGACGGAGAACAGGCCGGTGAGACATTAATTGACGCAGCAGTCTCAGCCACCGGCCGAAGGGGAATGGGTAATTACTACATCGTGGATATTTTCACGAAGCATGGAGTCAATGACGATCAGTCAACACTTTCATTTCTACCGGAGTCTTCATTCTACTGGCACGAGAAGTGAGGTGGTAACCTCAATGATCTCGCAGTTTCCTATCAACCAGTCATGATCCACTCCCTCATCACAAAGAGGGTTCTGATTCGCTATGTATATAGACGGCCTCCCCCAATGTATCAATTTCTTGCCCTTATACTTATCAGTCGCATAAAACTGCGTCTGACAGCCAAGCCAAAATTTGTAACTGTGAAAGAATTTCAAACCACCTTGCATATCGTCGAAAATAGCATAGTCGACGTTGTCCAATGACTCATCAAGGCAGAATAGGCCCCCAAAATAGGCATGGTTGCCTAAAGATCGGGCCCATAGCGTTTTGCCTAATCGCGTTCCTCCCCAGATGATGAGGCTTCGCTTTCGTTCTACCAATAAGCATTAGCCACACACCCCAAGCTGAGAACATAGAACAGCGCCCTCGAGTGCCTAGCAGTGCACGAGCCCCCCTCCGGGGGACCGACCGAAGGGAGGAGGGGCCGTGCATGCAAAGGCACGACGGGCAAGATCACTTACTTCCTCGATTCCCGTCAAGAGTAGACTCAGCCCATTCTCGCAAGCCTTCCACAACTTCAGGTTGGAATTCCAGGTTGACAGGTGAGCAGTACGGCTCGGGAATATCTCGGTATTTCCAGTCGGCGTAACACTTAAGCGAGGTAAAGGAACACAGAAGTGCCCTTGGAGCCAATCGCCTGCAAGCGTCGAAAAACTCCTCTCGAGTCTCCGATAGGATGATTTCATTCCAGACTCCACCATGTCGATCCACCGGAGCTCGTAGTGATCCTGGATCAAGTCCTCCACCGACAATGTCGCCCTCTTTGCAAGCATATGCGCAGCCAGCGTCTGCATTCGAGTAACCACGGACAATGTTCGGGTGCTTGCCGTCCACATCGAAAATACGGACATTTCTTGACTCAAACTTCCGTTCGAACATAAAGAAAGCATGGAGGTGAAGTCCTCCATCAAGGTGATTCTCTCGTCCAATGATGCACTCCGCTCCAAGGACTCCAATATGCTCGACAATTCGGTGTGCAAGTCCCTCGACTGCATCCATGTCGCTGCCAAGTGCCGAGTAAGTGAGGAGGCCATGTTTAGCCGCGAAACGAAAGGTCATGTGAGTGCCACTGGATTGTAGATTAACTTTGTTCTACAATCCAATGGTGGCAGTGGGAGTAGCTTTTATCTATAAAACCCCCTGCCGCCCCAAGGCATCCTCAATGTCTTGCCCACCACACACCGCTTCCTGTCCCCACAGGAATGAGTACAAGGCCCAGCTTCGTGCCAGCATCGACGCTCGTCGACAGCGAATCAGTCCGAAATGGCCTACCGATCACGGTACAAGTCCGCGTCCCGCACTCGCAGACGAGTCTCTGGACGAATCAAGCGACGACGACCCCGCAGAAAGGCCCCCCGCCGAGCACGGAAGATGTCAACCCGGGCGATCCTCAACAAAACCAGTCAGAAGAAGCGAGACCACATGCTTAGCTTCTCCAATACGACCGCTTCGGATCCATTCTCCCCCACTTTCTCCCTTGGTCCCGCCGTCATGTCATTCCGAGTCGGATCCACCCAGCCCTCTGAATTCATATTCATATGGAATGCAACTGGACGCCCCGCCGAAAATTCCGACGGGCAACGTGGAAGTAAGGTCGACGTGTCCCTTCGCACGTCGGAATCGATATTTGCCGTTGGGGTTAAGGAGCGCATCACACTGGAAACCAATAACTCTGCGCCGTGGCAGTGGAGACGCATCTGCTTCACTTCAAAGGATGATTTCGGACAACGGGACCCAGATACCTCAGACTATTTCCGTCGAACATCGAATGGAATGGTCAGACTAGTAAGCGCGCAAAACGAGGTTACCTACCTCCAGGATCAGCTGTTCGAGGGACAACGGAACCAAGACTGGCTTAGCATGATTACGGCGCCCGTCAGCACTAGGCATTATTCAATAAAGTATGACAAGACACGTGTCATCAAGTCGCAGAACAACGCAGGGTTGAC